CAATACCTTCTTTAACTCTAAATGAAACGCCAGTATCTAATTTATATGTTCCTGCAGGTAAAGGAATTGTTGTTCCATCTTCTGTTAATACAGAAACATCAACACCTGATTCTAATTCTTCAGCAGTTGATACAATAATTGTACCATCTTCTGTTTTTGCTTGAAAAGCTAACTTTAGTTCTTCTTCTTTTTTGTCAAGACCTAAAGCTATTAATATTCTTTCTTTTAAATCCATAATTTCTTAATTTGTAGTTAGTTGGTTAATATATAATAGAATTGTTATTTATTTATTTGATTTTTAGATATTATAAAATTTTCATTGCTTTGTCTAGATTTTTTTGTTTTGATTCCATATCTTTTAAAGTTTCTTGAAATTGTTTTTCTAAACCTTTCATTCTATCAGGGTATTTAACACCTATTTCTTTTATTGCTGTTTTAAATTCTGTAATTTTTTTTAAACCTTTTGCACTATCTTGTTTAATTTTAACAACTTCTAATTTTAATGATCTTATGGTTTCTATTGCGTTGTTTTTTGATTTATCCACTTTAGATGCGTTATCAATTAGTTTACCATATATTTTTTCAATATCTTTAACTAAACTTAATTCAACTTTTTCTGTTTTTAATTCAGTTCTTTCTTGTATTATGTCATTAAGTGCAGAAAGTATTTCTTCATCTGTTGGTTCTTGTTCTGACATCTTTTGCATCTTGTCAACAAAATAGCCCTCTATACTTAATCCTTTTATTTCACCTGCTTTGATTCTATCCCATAATTCATCATTTGTTATTTTCATTTTAACAAACCATGTACCATTAGGTAAATCAAAACCATATAATTTAGACTTATCCATATCACCTTCTTTTACCCAACTTTCAACAGTTAAAACACCTGCTACTCTATCTTGGTGTTCGTATGTTGCTTTATGGTGATTGTTGTGTTTTAAATATAGTTCTGCAGCTTGACGTACTGTTTCAGGACTAAAATAAACATAATACTCTTGATCAGTATTAGGATCATATCTAAATATTTGTTTATTTGGAATAAGTGCTGGACTTACTAACATTCTTTTTTCTTCATCTACTTTTGCAAATGTTAGGTTGTTTTTATCTTTTCCAAAATATACAAAGTTTTCTTCTATTGCTGGTGAATGTACTAATGATATAGCATCTATTGTTAATGCTTCATTATTATCTTCATCTATTACTAATTCTACTATTTTTGTGTTTTTCATATTATATTTTAACTTTTTTTATCATTATTTCAACTGCTTTTTCTACATCAGAAACAACTTTTTGTATTTCTCTTCTTTTTTTCTGAAATGGTGCTAAATCAACTCCTAGTTCTTTAGCTAATTTAAAATCTTTTTCAAATTGTTTATCTGCTCTTTTACCTATTTCAGACGCTTCAAATGATGCTTTTCTTGCTGTTGTGTAAAAAGCTGCCATATCATTAGCCATTTTAAAAACTTTTTTTGCATTTTCTCTAGCTACTTTATCTTCTTTTGCTAATTCTTTTAAATAAAAATCATAATCTTTCATAGCAAATTCAACTTTTTCAACTTTACTTAAATTAAACTCTTTTAATTCTTTTGCATATTCTTCATATGTCTTTTTTCCTATTGGTGATGGGTATTTTTTCATCTTATTGTATTTTTTAGGGTTTGCTTTTTCACATTCTTCTTTAGTGGCATACTTACATTCTCCTGTATTACCATACTTATACTTATTGTCTTTACATTTTTTACACGGCATATTATATAATAGATTTAATTAATATTTATTTGATTTTTAAATTGTAGCCCTTCTTCTTATTGCTGCAAGTTTATCTTGGTTGTTTGTTACATCATCACTAACAACAAACGCTTGTACAGGTTCAGGTTTAACACCACCTGATAATTCAAATGCGCCACTCATCATTTCAGGTGCAGGGGGTGCAGGGGTTGCCCCACCAATACCACCACCACCACCGCCTGATCCTACATCTTGTTCCATAATCTTTTTTACATTTGCTAAACCTGATACTATAAGCGCAGCACCTGTTACAAAACCTGCAGGGCCGCCTTGTGCAAATGCTTTGTTAGCACCAACGTAAGTATCTATAATTGCTTGTGCAATAGATAGTTCTTTACTTTCACCTGCTAAACTTTGTAATGCACCAGCTAAACCTGAATATGCAGATAATTGTTCATTTATTTGTTCTTGTGTTAATGTTGATACATTTTCTAAATTTTTTGTTAGTGCTTTTTCATTATTTTTTGTTATTTCTTGTAAAGCATCATTATTAATAGTCATTAACTTTGTTGTTGCTTCAGCTTGTCGTTTTGGTAATTCTATCAATTTATCTAAACCAAGTTCTTCATCTCTTGCTTTCATTTCATCTAATGCTTCTTTGTCTTTTGTTCTTTGTTCTTGTTTTATAGCATTAATTTTATTATTTAATTCTATCTGTTTAGTTGTAGATTCACCTTCAATATTTGCTAATGCTATTTTTAGGTCAGCTTCTCTATCTAAATCTTCTGCTAAATTTTGACCATCAACTTTTCTTAATTCCATTTGTTCTTGTTGAATCCTTAAATCTTCTTTTGCATTTGCTACCCTCCTTTTTAAAAGATCATTTTCTTTATTAAAAGCGTCTTGTGCAGCTTTTAATCTTTCTGATGTTGACTTTGTTGTATCTTCTGCAATTAATTTTAACTTTTCTATTTCTGTTCTTTGTTGTGCAGTTTCTACATTTAAATCTCTTTGACTATCTCTCAATGCTTGAAAAGCATTTTTTAGTTCTATTGCCCTTTTTGTATCTTTTGCTATTTCATCACCTATACCTACAAATGCGCCTTTAACATCTTTTAATGCACCCTCTGTATCACCTTCAAACAATTTAACAATAGCACCACCAAATTTTGCTACTCTATCAACAATAACACCTACTGCAGCCCCAACACCTGCAAATGCTTTTTCTAATAATTCTGCACCTTTTTTTGTTTTAGTAAAAAACGCTGCTAAACTTGTAAATGCTACAAGTAATGCGCCTATTCCTGTTGCTGCTACCCCTGTTGCTATTGCTCTAAATAAAGTTTTAGCACCTTTTATAATATTACCACTAAACATTTGTTTAAAACCAACACCTGCAAGTTGTGCTTGTAATTTAATTTGTTTTAATCCATTAGTTACTATTTGTTGCATATCTTTAAATTTTTCTTTTATGCTACCAATAGTAATACCAAAAGCACCGAAATTGTTAGTTAACTCTTTTGTTTCTTGACTTGTTTTTTTAATATTTGATTTTATTTCTGCTTCTAATGTTACTTTTTCTGCCATAATCTAAAATGATTTACTTGTTAATATTGTTTCATGTATATATACTTTTGCACTCCATACATTTTCTACATTGTTTCTATCTGTACATTGTACACTAATAGATTTAACATCTGCTGTTGATGTATCTACCATTGCAAATGAACCATTAACACCTACTTTTCCTATGTTTCTTGTAAAACCTACAATAAATGCCATGCTATATGCGTTATCTATTTGTACAACACCCTTCATATTTCTATAAGAATAATTTCCTGTTGTTCCTGATGTACCGCCAACTTCTAATCTTGTTAAATATATTTCATACCCTACAATACTATTATTTTGTATATTTATAAAGCTAGAACCATCACCATTTACTGTTAAATTTGTAGGTGTATTGTCTATTGTAACGCCTGATAATTCTACCATTGTTGTTTGCCTATCTACATTTTGAAATTTTGTAAAACCACTTGCATCTGTATAAGCTATTGCATTATCACCACCACCAATTACAAATTCACCGTTTCTTTGTGCTTGACCATTGACACCAACAACTGTTGCATTTTTAACATTATTTAACACTTTATTGCCCCTACCTGATATTAAACAATTACTATTTGCACCCTTTGTTTCATTATCTGAACCATTTAATATTGTATTATTAGTGCCAAATGCTGTTTTACCCCCTCTTGCATAGTTTGTTATATTATTAAAATTTGTATCTATTACACTTGTTGGTCTAAAAGCCCTGCAAAGCCCTGAATCTGAATCGTAAGTATATCCATATGCTTCACAACTTTGTTCACTTGGTATTAAATCATTGTTTGTACCATCTGTAAATAACACTTGACCATCAAGTGATACTCTATGTGGCTTTATTGTTTGTCCTGGTAAATAGTCCATTATGGTATTAATATTAGTTCTACACTTGCTAAATCTCCTGGCTTGTAATTAATTTTGTTTACTCTAAACAACCTATTCTTTATTTGTATTTTATCAAAAAATCTAAATTCAGTTAAATCTGCACCTGTTAACAACATTTTAACTGTTAATGTTCTTGTATCAGGGTGGTATAATTCACCATAGTAACCTTGATAAAATCTAGCAAACAAAGTGTTTACAGGCGAATCACCTAAACCAATTAATTGTTGTGTTCCAAATACATAGTCATCATTACTAAATAATGAAGGTACTTCTGATGTGTGGCTAAATACTTTATAGCTGTTTTCATTTTGAACTCCAACTCCACTTTCAGCAGGTATAAAATAAGTTAAATTAGGCGCACCTGATGATATTTCATAAGGTGTTGAAAAACAATTATATAAAATTCTAGGTGCATTCTCAATAGGTTCAAATTCTGTTCCATCATCATTAGCACCATAAATAGCAGGTGCAATAAATGTAGGGTAATCAGGGAATATAGGTTTTACAACTGTTGCTGCAAATGGTACAACCTCTATTTCTTCTTCACCTGTTAATAATGTATAGTCTGATTGTGTAAATGTTAAACTACCATATTGATGTTGTTGTGTTGCTGCTTTATACACTTTATATGGGTAATCTTCATCTTCTGTAAATTTAAATACAGTTGTTTTTGTTAATTCTAATGGTTTTAATTCTAATTGGTCATTATCTACTTTATTTGTCCAATCTAATATTTTAGAATCTGCATTATTTAAAAATATATCATCATATGGTTCTATAAGAATGTTTGTAGGATTTTTTGGGTCTTGTAATGTTATTAAATTAAACATTGTCATTATACCTTTTAAAAACTCAAATTGATTTAGTTCACCCCTTAATGTGTTCATTAACGTACCACCAACAATAGTATCTATTGTAACTTTAGCAAATAAAATTGACATATCTGGATTACCAGAAAAAAACAAATCACTGCATATTTTTGCTGTACCCCCACCTGTCCATTTCCATTGTAAATTTATAGTTTCTCCATTATTAAAGGTTTCAATAATTGAAGGCACATTTATTGTATGATTACCTGATGCAGGTATATTATAGGTTGTTAAAGCATAGGTATTAGAATTACTATCTATATATCTTGTTTCTAATGTACCACCTGATGTTGTTACAAGTGCTAATCTGCTATTAATAAAGTATTCAGTATTATCAGAAGGTGATGTAAATTTACCTGTTGATGAATCGTACCCTGATTCTGTTTGCCAAGTTGTATTATTTACAATATCAAAAATAATATCACTAAATGTAGCACCTGCCGTTTGTCCATTGAAAGTTTGGTATATAGCAACACCTGTAACAGTATAATCAGCAGGGCTAAAATCATTACCCCAATTAAAATCCATAAACAATTTGCCAAAATCAGCAGTATCAAAAAAAGTTGAAGTCCATGTAAAACCAGCATCTTTAAATATCTTATTTAATAAATATCTAATTTGTATCCAAGGTCTATAAGCATCTGATAATTGATTTAAACTAGGCATTCCTGAATTTGCATTTGCATTAACTTGTGATGCTGTTGCTTGATAATTTATTTTACCAGTCCAATCACAAAATGGGTATTTTAATACATTTGTTCTATCTGCTGCTAATGATGAATCAAAAGCAAAACTGTTTGTTGGTAATGTGTTTAATAATTGAATACCTGTTGTATCCGTCCAACTATCTTCTATAATATTGTAGTTATAATTATGTGATAATTCACTTAAATCAATATCTGAAAATGTTTTGTTTTGCAAAATATCTGCAAGTGCAATAGCTTCTGAATATAAATTAACATTATAGCTAATTTCACCTTTTTGTGTTTTTATTTCTATTAACCTCAAATACCCTTGAAATATAGTAAAACCATTTTCTTTTAATATTGCTTGTGTTTGTTTATAAGGATTAAAAGATATACCTGTGTCTTTTCTTGTAATGTCAAATATATTATCAAATATTTTGTTGTTTCTTTTTGTTGCAGGTAGGTTAAAATCTTTAGAATAGCTTTGTACTTTTTCAGCTACATTTTTAAAATCATCTACACTCAATGTTAATGGTATTTCTTCTTCTTCGTATAAATCAACAATTACTTGACCATCTCTAGGTTCACTATTTGCTGTAGGTGTTAATGTTGTAATGCTAACTGATGTTATATCTAACACTTGAGTATTTAAAGCAACATATTGTAATACTAAAACTTCACTTTGACTTTGTGCTGTAAATATTACAGGATTTGTATTGCCTGCTACACTTATATCTGTAATTGGTGTTAAACCAGAGTTACCTAAACCACCTAAATTGTTAGAATACCCTGAAGCACCCATTATTAATGTACCTAAACCTGTTGTTGCTGGTACTGTTACATTAATAACTAATTGATATTGTTGACCAACTACTAAACCATTTATTCTTTGATATATTCCACTTTCTTTTATAAAACTGCTATTACCTGTAAACCTTACTTGACCTGCAATAACTGTTGGTGCTGTACCGCCTGATGTTGTAAACCTTTGCCAATTTGTTGTAGGTGGTGATGTTGTAAGAGCATCTATTGCTGCTTGTCCTGTTGTTAATGTTGTATTAGTAGAATTTACTGCACTAGCAAATTGAACTCCATCTGTCACAAGTTGTAGAAAACCTGAACCTGCTGTATATTGGTAACCTTGATGGTTTTGCGGGAATACTACTAATTGTACTGACATATCTAGACTCTTTGTGTTCTTCTATCTGATGCTCTTTCTACATCAAATGTATATTGTATTAATTTATCATTACCTCTTGTTTTTCTTGTGTAGCTTGATGTTTTAACTGTTACAGGTTCTACATATCTGTTTATGTTACCAGCATTTAAAATAGCACCATCTGCATTAAATCCATTTAATATATATACTTCTGTACTATTTATTAATTGCTCAAACCATACTGCATCTGCTTCTGTTACAAAATCTGTGTTCATTTTTACACTTTCTCTTGTATTTACTCTAAAGTTTTTTTGTCCACCTGAAAAACCTAAGTTAGAATAACTACTTTCATTCCATGTTCCTGCTAATTGTGTAAAATTAGTTCTATTTGTTGCTAATGTTCTAACTGACTTTTTCCTAAATGTATAGTAATCCCAAACACCATGTTTATTTAACCATACAAGCCTAATACTTTCATATTTACAATCGCTTTTAACAATGTTAATTCTGTATTCACTACCAATAGGAATATCTTGTGATGTTGTAGATTCTTGAAATGGTTGTAATGTATAATAAGCAACATTTGCTTTGTGTGTGTTCCAATCTGCATAAGTAACATTATCTGCTATATAAGCACCATCTAAATTAGCAGGGAATCCACCAAAGTATAATAGCCTTGTAGTTGCAAAAAAGTTATTATTAATATCAGTACCATGTGCAGAATAACCACCATTTACTTGCCTATTTTCTGCTTCTATTGTGCTACCTAATTGCACTCCTGCTTCACTATATAAACTTATTTTAATAACACCAATACTTGCAGGTGATAATGTATTATTACCAACATTAAAGCTGTTTTGGGCTGTTCTTAAAAAGTTTAAAAAAGGTAATGTACCATAATCTGTTAATCTTGCTTCTTGTGTTAATGGTGCATCTGATAACATTTGACCACTTGCTGTTGTAGAAGTAAATCCTGAATTTTGTATTATATAAGATGGTCTTGTAGTGTCATCTGTTGCTGATAGGTTGTAACCAAAATCAAATTTTTTACTTACAAAATTACTATAAGCTAATACATCTGTATCATATAAAACACCATTATAAATTAATAAATCATTACTATATTGTGCAATTAGATAAGGATCTTTACCTACTGCATTAGGGTTGTTAGGATCTGCACCTAAATATTCCATTGTAAATTTCACTCTTACATATTTAATAGCATTTTGTGAAATACAATATCTATCTACTAAATGTATTGCATGGTAAAACCTTTTTTGATTGTTATTATTTTCAAATGTATTACCCCTAAAAGTTGTTTGTACTGTTTCACCTGGTGCTATTTCTGTATCAACACCATTATAATCAGGGCTAACATAATTTTCTAATATTGTACTTAATTCAAATATACCAACACCTGTATTGTTTGGTGTTGACTTAAATTCACCTATTATAGATGTTGTTTGGTTGAGTTCTGATGAATCAGTTGCTACCCTTATTTCTACAACATAATTTACATTTGTTTTTGTTGTTACTATATTACCTGTTGTTTCATTTACAACAAATACTATTTCTTGACCTGCTGCTAATGTATTAAATAATGGTCTTTGTACTATTTGTAATGCCATGTTAATTTACTGTTATTGTTGATAAACTATCTACTATATCTTGTTTTACATTTTTTAATAAATCTTTTCCAAATTGTTTAATTCCAAGACCTAAAGGTTTTTGAAAAAAACTTATACCTTTTATTCCATCCCTTTTTATCTTTTTAGCAAATATAAAAGCTAGACTTAAATTGCTAATAAAACGTCCTGTTTTTTTATCCCTACCTTTTATTCTTTTTTTACTTATCCATTTTGCTAATATACCTGCTGGTGGTTGTTTTGTAGTGTATTCATAAGGGCTTTTAACTACTGTACCTTTATAATCTTTATAACTTTGTTTTTTATTAGTTCCTGAAACACCTTTATCTACAAAAGAACCATAATTTGCCATATAGAAATTTACAACAAAACCTTTATCATCTGTTATTACTTCAAATCGTAATGTTTTTTCTAAATTTGTTTTACCACCTTTTTGCCTTTGCAAATTACCTTTTGCTCTATTGACAACTTGCTTACCAAAAGATTCTAAATACCTTTCTATATTTTTTGTTTTCATTATTCAGAAACCCCAACAAATATTTCAACTCTAGGATTGTAAGAACTACCAACTGGTCTTACTTGTAAAGATGCTATATTTTCCATTGTTCCAAATGAAGGGCTTGTATCTGCTTCACCTAAAGCAATTGCAGCACCTTGACTTAATACATGAGAATTACCAGCTGTAATTGTTACTTGATAATTAGTAGCTGTTGTTACTATTGCAAGTTCTATTTCAGCATTTGCATCTAAATTAGTTACCCTAATATATTTAGTTCTATCAACATCTATTGCCCCTGCTGATGTATGTGGACTTGCCGCAAAAGTTGCTATTGTTGTTGTTTGCGAATGCGCACATGTTACTATTCGTTCAAGAACATCTACTATACCTGTTGTTGTTACTGTGTTTGTTGTACCACGATTTGCACCATTTAGGGTAACCGCTTCTGTGATTGTTGTTACTAAATCTGCCATATTTATTTATTTTTTTCTTTATCTATTTGTTTTAATTTACTTATTGCCCAATTTATACCTGATGAACCACCCCAAGCATCCCACATAAGACCACCACAACCCTCTGTATATGGTACATCTTTATTTTGTTGATGTCTTTTAAATGAAGCCATTCTTGCAATTGTATCTCTTGATATTGGTTTTTTATCTGCTAATTGTCTTGCCCTAGTCCAACCAACTCTAGTACCACAATCTGAACCATTTTCTTCTTTGTATTTTATTGCACGTTTAGCATTATTTGTAGCACCTTGCGGATAATCTGTATAACTTTTTAGCTTTATACTAATTGCTTCTAATTTTTCTAATAATTCGTTATAGTCCATAAGTTATTTTTGGTGGTATTAGTTGTATTGTTAATTTGCCTATTTTAAATTTTATCATTTTCCTATTGGATTATTTTCCATTGGTATGAAACAAGTTTGAAAATCATTTTGTACTATTATTGATAATGGGAATACCCAACCTGTTAGTAAGTTATCAAATCTCTCTTCAAATGGTTCAAATGTGAATTCACCTTCAGCAAAATATACAGGTGCATTTATATCTAATGCTAATTGTGATTGCCATTGTGAATGCCTTAAAACACCAACAATATCTGTACATATTTGTAAACAGTCATTTAACACTTCTTGATTGTTACTTAAATTATCTGCTGATTGAAAATTAGCTTGTGTCCAATCCTTTTTTTCACTAACCAAGTCCATTATAAATATTTGAAAATTGTAAGTTAATGTAGATTGCCCTGTTGCTACATTTACAGGGTTTATGTGCATTAATGGGAATTTAGTATTTTTTTCTAAATCAATATCAAATATATCACCTGTTGTTGTTGTGCTTATTTGGTCATGTTGTTTACCAAGTTCTTTTAAAGTATCAATTATGTTGTTATATGTTTTATTTTGTACTGCCATCTAAATTTACTTGTTTTGTTATATTTAAATCTGTTTCATAACTTAACCACGTTAAACATTCTAATAAATTAAGTTTTGTTATCTTTTCTAAATTAACTATTTCACCATTTGTTAATCTATACATCACACCGAACCAACCCCATTTATCTGCAAAATCACCATCTGTTATTTTTTCTTTATCATTTGTGTTGTCCGTTCCGTCAAATACAATAGCATAATCCTTAAGTAGTTGTTCACGAAATTGTAAAAAAAAACCAATGCACCTTGCACTTGTTCTGCTGTCATTTTTTTCATCAGTTCCGCCCTGACTCGTATATTGCCATCATACGCTTCTATTGCATAAACATCTTTTTCTTTTTCTACTATTGGCCTATAAAGTATTGCCATAATTTCAGGCATCTTTTCTTTTATTCCATTTTGTATAAATGTTTCAATATCTGCATATTCTCCTAATGTTAAATCTTCTAAATTAGGATGAAAGCCATACTGCTTACCATCTATTGTTATAATCTGATGTAAAGAACTGTTTTCTTCTAATTGCAATTCACTCATGTACTTCATAATTGCAGCAACATCTTGAATGCTCAACTCTTTTATGAGTTTTTTAGGTATATCTGAAATAACACTTATTGTTTCTAGTGCTTCTTCACTTTTAACCTTTTCTTTTAATGCAATTAATTTTACCCACTTTTCCAACGTTACATCTGCCCAACTTTCAATTACTTTATACTTTTTTGTTTTTCCGTTTTTCTTAATTTTTACTTTCATAGCTTTCTCATTTATATAATAGAAATTTGTTTAATTTAGTTTACGATACATAATACTTACCATAATTATTATCTATTTGGTAATACATTCTTATTGCCATAGCATCTGAATAATCAGGTGAACGCCCTATAATATCTTTTACTGTATCTTTTGGTATTATCTGTAATTTAGTATGATCTTTATCTTGGTTTTGCATTCGCACTTGTTCTAGTTCTTCAATAATATAACTCTTTACATTTACATCACTACATGTAATTCCTAATTGTCCTGTATTTATAACTTCTGCTAATTTATAATAACATTGTGTTTTTAAGTTTTGATAGTTTTCATTTTTTAATGGTCTTGCATTAGCTTGAAATGATTGACAACGTAAGTAATCTTTAACACCACCACCAACACCATCAGAATCAACAATTATATTTCTTAATGGTACTTGATTATCTTGTTGTAGCTTCTTAATTTCATCCACAACCTCGTTTATAGCCGATTTAAGAATACTTCTCACATATTTAATATGTAACCCTTGCCAAAGCATTATAACTGTTCTATCGCCCCCAAAACGTGCCACATCACAACTTATGTATTTTTCACCTTGTATTCCTTTGTTTTCAAATAAACCTATTATTGCATTGTAATCAATTAAAGAATCTTTGCTTAAATCATATTCCCAATTACCATATAATAATCTTTGTTTAGATAATTCATCTAATCTATTTAGTTGTTCTTTATAATGTATTGATATGTTTGCATTATCATCTACTAATGCTTGTATAAACTTGCGGTGTTTGGGTAATTTGTTTTCTTGATACTTTCTGTAAAACTCTGTATATACCCAATTTTTAGATGGATTGCAAGTAAGTATTAATTTTGGTATAAGATTGTATTCATCAAGTTTATATCTCAATCTACTTGCTACAATGTTTTTTGCTTTTTCTGTGATTTGATTGCATTCATCAATTGCTGCCATAGTAAGTTCAAGAGAACCCAAGCTATCGAAATTCCTATCAGAAGGGTACTGAAAAAGGTCTTTAAGAATAACCTCACTACCATTAAAGAAAGTAATAATGTTTGTTTGCGCATTATAGTTATAATGTTTTGGCGTTTCTAAATTCCATTGTTTACATACATCAAAAAATGTATTAAGTGTTGTAGTCTTTAATGCTGTTAATTTGCTACGACCTAATAATACTCTAATACCTTTATATTTAATACAATGTGTTATTAAAGCTGCACATATAAACCAAGACTTACCACCACCTGCACCCCCACCAAATAGTATTTCATTAGTTTCTTTATCTTTTAAATACAAAAAGGCAATATCTTGTTTAGCTGTTATTGTTGGTCTTATTCGCACCTATATTAAATTCTATTGTTATTGGTTCATCACCTGATGTTAAATCAACTTCTTGCTTTTCATTGTACCCACGTTTACGCCCTCTTGTTCTTAAAAAGAATGTAGTTGCTTGAGTACTACCATTTTTAATTTGTTCTTTTAAATGTGTTTCAGCAAAATCAATAAATTTATTATCAATACTATCAACTGCTTTTCTATATTCTGCATCATCTTTATACCACTTGTAATGTTGTGTTCTACTTAAACCTGTTTTTTCACAGGCTTCTGTTACAATACCTAATGATACTTCTAATGCTTCTAACATTATTTCTTTACTATCTTGTGTTCGTTTTGTTCGTTTGTCCATAATATATAATAGAAATTATTTATATTCGTTTGGTAGCATTAATCTAATACCAAGTTCTGATAATGCCCATATTCTTATATGTTCAGCATATATTTCAAAATCTTTAGTATTCATTCTTGCTGTACTGTTAACTGTTTGTAGCCCTATTGTTTTTTCATTTACTTGTACCTTTTCCCATTGACTAGCAAATTTAACTTTTAATATATCGTGCATTTCATCATTAAAATATCCTAATTCTTCACCTAATGCTTGAACTATACATTTCCAATAATAATTATTTTGCATTAATGATCTATTGTTTTTTTGTTTCTTAACATCTACTATATAATCAGAACCAAGTTCTTTCAAATACTTTATCAGGCTTTGCTTATCTTTATCATCCTTTATTACAAACTTCAAAATATCCTTTTTTGTGCTTTATGTTGTTCTATTCTTTTCATAGCTGCATCATAGTATTCTTTATCTAATTCACAAGCTGTTAAATCATATCCTAAATTATGACAAGCAATAGCTATTGAACCACTTCCAAGATGTGTGTCTAAAATTTTATCACCTTTTTTTGCATAGTTCATTAAACAGTAATCGTATAAAGTTGGTGGCTTTTGGGTTGGATGGAACTTTTCGCTTTTGTTTTTATAAGCACTGTATCTTAACATTTTATTAGCTCCTTTAAAAGAAGTCCAAGCATATTCGCAATCTGAAAAACTTAACCCTTTTGGTATTTGTTTATCCCAAATTATAAATTTACCGCACGGTGGTAGGTCAAAATAATTACCTCCCCAAATTATTTGATTTTTACTTACTCTAAATAGTTCATCAAAGTATTCTTTTGTAGGTGTATTGCTATCCCAATCTTTGGATTTCCATTTTCTATTCTTTGCCTTACTTGCTTTTGGTGTATTTCCTAGCCCCATATTCATATTTGCTAAATCAATTCCATAAGGAGGGTCTACAATAGCTAGGTCAAAGTAGTTATCTTCATACCTTGCCATCAGTTCCATATTATCTTCGTTAGTTATTTTCATTAATCAAAGTTTTCATTTATACCACGATCACCTAACAATCTTTCTTTTGCACCATCCCAAAGTTTATCATGTCTTTTTTTTTTATTTAATGATGGTTCTGTTCTTATAAGACTAGGGAATCCATCAAAGTCTTTTTCTATTTCTTGCATCCATTCACCACACTTTTGACAATATGCTTGTTCTGTTCTAACTTTACCATCAATTACTTTTATTGTTGCCCTTGCAAGTTCTAAAGTATCATTACATTTATTACATATAAATTTTATCATAGTTTACCACCTGAAATTAATGCCCCTGTTCTAGGGTACTCTTTTTTTTCGTTATTTAACCTATCTAATTCAAAGTTTAAATGATTAATTGCTTTTTGTATATCTTGTATTATAGGGTTGCCTTCTTTTTTACCTGCTCTTAATAAATATGTTATTGCTGTTCCTATATTGTAGCTATCTGCTTGAAAATCTTCAATTACTTTTCTTGCTTCATAGCCATGTGTTTTACCTATATAATAATCTGGTATATCTTGTTTCATTTTTTTCTGTTTTTATAATTGTAATACAAATATCCGAATATTGGTGTTCCAAATAATAAGGTTAGCAAACTAGGGTGAGGTTCACCGCAAAGTCCTGTAAAATGTTTTAAAAATTCAATCATGTTTTAATTTTAAAAAAAGGGTGGTACATTGTTGAATAGCTGTAAAGAACGATTTTTAATTTATTAACTTAACTATATGTAGTTTTCAATCTGTACCTGACTTATACAAAGTATAACTGCTGAATTATTAATTTATATTAGTCTTAACCCTTTTTATGTTTATTATATATTCTTTTTATTGCTTCAAAACAAGTGCTAATACAAGAACCACAATTAGTTGTTGTTTTGTAATTAGTCATATGTATTGTGTTGTATAACTCTATCATTTTTGCTTTTGCTTCTTGATCCTTTGCTCTACCTGTTTTTAAGTCTTTCCATAAATCTAAAACTTCATTTATTATTTCATCAGGTAATTCATCAGGCGTTTCTATTTCTGTTGTTTTTTGCCAATATTTTTTTGGGCATTCCATTGGTGCTAATCTTGCTTTTATTTTCATAAAACACAAACAAACTTTGCAATTCCCTGTTAAACTAAAAAAAAATTCACAACTCTTGCATATAGATATTCTATCATTATAAACATTATTAGGTACAAAGAATCTATTCATTTATCTTTTCTTTTATATGTTGTCTAACTTTGTCTATTGTGTTAAATATACTATTTCTACTAATACCTGTTTTTTTACTTAGAGAATCAAGTGTATTAGATTCATAATAATACAACTCAAATACTTTTTTATCATACCAATAAACATCATCTAATACTTTATCTATCTGTTCTAATTTTTCTTGTTTGTAATTCCTTTCTATTTTTTCAGGTAAATTTTGTAAATTGTTGAATGTATTGTTTGTTGTATAGTAAATATTTATATGAGTATAGTATTTTTTATACTTATAATAAAATGGACTTCTTGGACTTGTTAATGACCTTTTTAAAACTACTGCACCATATCTTAACAAACCTTTTTCACCATCTTTTTTATATATTGATTTTAAACTTTGTTGATTCATCTGCATAAAATACAACATTAATTCTTGTACTGCATCATCAATAGTGTTTTTATCATTTGTAATACCATAACAAATTTCTGTAAAATCATCTGTTAGTTCTGATATTATTTGATAAATTTTATTCATTTATTGGTTCTAATTTTTCTATCTTTGAAACTACATCTTGCACCATCTCATTTAAAACTACTTTATAAGATTTTACTATTGTAGCGTTTCTTTTAGTTTCTATTGCTGCTAAAAAACCATTTGTTAATATAGAAACATTAATTGGTATTATCATTAACCAATCCCAATAGTTATTTTCTTTTGCACCTTTACCATAATTATTATGATACTCTATTACTACGTTTAAAACCTCTAAATAGTTTTGCCATCTTATATCATTTGCAACGTCTTTTACAAAGTCTTTATTCATAGTCAAAAAATCTTGAATTATTGCTTTGTGTTTATGACTAGCAAAGATTGGATTTTTCATTTTGTAAAATTAAAAAAATATTTATTCAATGTCTTTTTCTTTTTTCAAGTTATTAACATGAGTTTTATAATAAAGTATATCTTCTTCATATTCAAAACGCATTTTTTTTGCTGTTGTTTGTGCTAACATTTGCAATTCATGACTTGTACCTTCACCATATTTTGCATTTAATTTTATGCCAAATTTCCATTGTTCACCTTGTTCAAACATATTACATTTAACACATTGTACTTGACAATTTTGTTCATTCCATCTTGTTGCATGATGTCGCCTACTTTGAAAGTGTCCGCACTGCATACCTCCTTTTTTATAATGCGCTATTTTACCACAAGTAAAACATTGCACTATTCCTTGTTCTGTTGCATCACGTAATCTTATATAAAGACTAAACCATTTATCAAGTTCTTTTTTTAATTTACTAATAGTTTTTTTCATTAAAACAACCATTGAATAGGGTAATTAGTCTTTTTCTTTAGTTCACAACTCATGTGTACATTGTAGCCTAACTTTGCTTTCATTTTATCTTGTTGTGTTGTTTGCCTTTCTTTATACAATTTACCACGTAAATGTTCATTTTCTTCTTGTACTTTTCTACGCATTCTTGTAAGTCCTTCAACATTATGCAATTTGTTTGTTGCATACATTGATAAAAATTCATGTGCTGTTATATTTTGTGTATCTATATTTTTTCTTTTTAATTCATTAGTCCAAAATCTTGCAATTAGTTTTGCATCACTATCACGTAATCTTTCATCTTTCGTTAATAGTATTTTTATTTCTTCTTTTGTTTTCATATTAATTTTAGTATTTGTGATTGTTTCTAAATAATAAGTACAATAATAACAAGTTAATAAATATAAGTGTTTCCATTATTTAAGTAGTTTTATTGGTTCTTGATAATAAGGTACTTGTGCTTTTGGTTTGTTTAATGTATGCACTTCATAATACGCTTGGTCAATTACTTTTTTATGTGCATACAACCATTTGTAAAAAGTTCTAATATTTAAAAATGGTTCATCTTTTCCAAATCTCACACCCAATCTAAAAGCATCTTGAACTTGGTTAAATGTTAACTTGCCAAATCTTTTTTCTTGAATTAAATCATTAGCAAATATTTTAGCAAGTGCAGCCATTGTTTTGCCATCTGTTCTATGTCCTATTTCTATTGATGTTAAATTAATAAGATCATATACTTTAGTTGATAAATCTTTAATATTTTCTTGACTTAATGTTTTCATTGTAAATTTTAATTAAATTTTGTATTTCTTTTTTATTTAAATAACCTGATTGATGTATTACAGTGTGTACCATTTTAGGTACTGCAATTAAATTATTTAAATTATTATTATCATGATTAAAATCTATATGATGTATATCCCAACCTTTAGGAATTTCACCAATATTGTTAGTATATAATTTTCTATAATTAATTTTTTTCATAATAATTCTTTTCCTTTTAAATATTCACTTAATTGACTATCTATTTTTGACATAGTTTGTTTTTTACTATCCCATTTTTTTTGATTTTTTGCCCAGCGCAATAATCGTAATTTTATTTCAAATGTACTTTGTTTTTGATAACGCATCTTATTTTTACCTTCACACCAATAATTAATAAAATCTTCTAACATATCTTTAGGGTAATCATATTTCATAACTTCAGCAATAAATTTTTCCTTTATATATATATTATTACTTGTATTATTAATATTACTTGTATTATTACCTTTGCCTTTTTTGTCAATAGGGGTGTCCACTTTTTTGTCAATACCTATAATCCTTTTTGTTATTTCATTGTTAGAATCTCTTTCTATTTTAATAGTTATAAAACCTAATTTTTTTAAATCAGTTAACCATCTAGAAACAGTATTTTTATTAACTCCATAAAGTTCTGCAAAGTAATTATTAGTTGCAAAGCAATACCCCAGCTTATTACTTAATGCTGTTATTTCGCCATATAAGAGTTTTGCATTAGGCTTTAAGCTAGAGTATCTAACCTTAGCAGGTATTATTGCATAAAAAGTTGGTTTGTTCATAGTTCTAACCAATCTAAAGTATAATCATAACTTTTAAAAATGTCTTTTATTGTATCATAATTAATACTAAATTTAGAATAACTAGATAATAATACACAAGAAACATCACCTGTTTTTATAATAAATTGTAAATTTGGTTTAATACAATTTTTTAAATTATGATCTCTTAAATAATTTTTCATCATTATTTTATCTAAAAATACTTTTTTGTTTCTATTATTTTGCCTATAAGCATTTAATACTTTATAATAATTCTTTGCGTACTCATGCCACCCTGATCTTTTATCACATTTATTTTCATGATGTCTTTCGTAATAGTATGTTAATGTTCTATTTCTATTAAATTTTTTAGATATAATTTTTCTTGAAACACCATGTTTTAAACCTATCATTCCTGCTATTTCTCTTGCCCTTGACAATTTAGACATTCTACTTTTATTATATAAACTATCTTCAGGTAACCCTAATGTTTTTGCAGTTAATTCGCAAATTTTATTAAATTTATCTTTAGCAGTCATAATTAAAATGGTAAATCATTATTATTATCTGTATTTTTAATTTCAGATTTATTTATTTCTTTTTTGTTTACCCACGCTATCATTTGTTCAGCTGCATCAAAAACTTCTTCTAAACTAGCTTCTGCACCTTTTAAATATTCTACTGCACATTTTAACGTTGATTGTCTTATAATAGATTCTTGCCTATTACTATTGTCTTTAAAATTATTGTTGTTATTTTGCCAATTAGGATTAACAGATTTAGCTTTTGTAAAAGGGTGTTGCCCTACATCTCCTGTTATTTCATAGGTTAATTCCATTCCAACTTCTTGTTTTTTGTTTTTACCTATATCAATTTTATCTCCATTTTCCATAACTAAATGATGGTATAATGTGTTAAATTTACCATAAGGTTCACTAACTCTTTTTACTTCTTTAATTTTACTAGTTTTCATATTTATTTATTTATTTGATTAATTAATTTTACAATATTATTGGTTTATTATTGTTTTCTCTATATTTTTTTATATATTTTTTTGTTGTCTCTACTATCCAACTATCTTGCTGTTGCCAACCATGATTATGCAACATATAGCAAAATAAGTTATATAATTGTAATTCTGTACCAACAACACGTACACAATCACTAACTTTTTTATAATCTGCAAAACCTTTTTTAAAATCATAACAATAAGAACTACTTGCTTGTAATGTAGGTTTTAGCAACCAATCTACAACTTTAATTTTTTTATTGTCTAGTGGTTTGTTTGTAAATGCGCAATTTGCAGGTTTGTTGTAGTCTATATCCATTGCATTATAACTTTAGTTGCTTGTATAACAAATAAAAAACCTAAAATACCTAATGATATTTGATTTAATGTATTTTGTAATTTATCATCATTAGATAACATTGTACTAACTGCATAATCTTGTATCTTATTAAACTTCATAAATCTAATTAGTTCATCTGCATTTAATATTTGTTGTTTTCTTGATGTTCTGTTTACTATTTTGTATTGAGTCATTTTATTATTTTCTTGATTAATATGATGCAAATGTAATAAATAAAATTAGTTATTAACACTTTTATTTACAAAGTTATTAACAATAAGTATGTTAATTAGTGTTTATAGAGATAGTAAAAAGACTATTAGCATTATTATAGTATATAACACTATTAATCTGTAAGTATCCATCCAATCAGGGTATTTAGGGATTTTAGCCATTATAAGGGCATTAAAAGGTTTATAGGTATAGTACCACCTAAAACAACAGAACAAGCAATAGAAGGCTTCTTACCACGTTTAGCATAAGCCATAGCGTATGTATCATGATTAATACCACAACCAACTTGCATGCCAAATACTCTAAAGTTTTGCCCTACATAGTGTTCAATATAACATTGTGTATGTAAATGACCTTGTACTGTATTCATCATATCTGCACGACATTTGCTTCTAGCCGTACCTGCTTCTCCATGAATATATTGTACATCATCAATAATTAATCTATCAACAAAATTCCAATTAGGCACTTCTAAAACTTCTTTGTATGATTTAATCCATTTACTTGGTATTAGTGAGGTTTGTGCTTTACGCATAATCATTCTATCATGATTGCCTAAAATAACAGTTGCTTTTGGGAATGCTTTATACCATCTTGCAATTCTTTTTATAGCAACTTCTAATTCTTGTTTACCTGTATATTCTGCTTCTATATCTATTTCATGAAAAGAACTATAATGATTATCTACTATATCACCTATAAATACAATATCAGTACAATTCCATCTTTTTTGTTGTATAACACACCAATCTAAATATCTATCTAAACAAAATGGTTCATGCAAGTCACCGATAACTAGAACATTCCTAGCTTCGGTTTCTCGCATTTTTTTTATCACCTCTATTTCATGAGGTTTTAATCTATATCTATTATTTCTTTGCACTATCTGCAATTCCTTGACCTATTACTAGTGCAATTAAAGCGTTCATTATTGCAGTAGTTTGTTCAGGATCAAGTCCAAATGATTCATGTAAGAATTGCACAAGTATAGCTGTTATAGTGTACCATGCTTTTCTAGATTTTAAAATTTTTCCAATTAGAAAGTTTTTTAATAATTCGTTCATTTTTTTTGTTTTAGTTAGTATTCAAAGTTATTTAATCATAAAGCCAAAATACATCTTGGTCTTTTTGTTTATCAACATCACAATGTATAAAAGTCTTTGCAATGCCTATTCTATTAATTCCAACATCTAATAACGCTTTTATTATTAATGCTCTATCCCTGCTATTTACACAACGTATATCTGCCGCAAGTCCAAGTTTATGACTAGAACCTATTCTAGCTTTTAGTATTTTGTCATTCCAATGTTTAGACCTGTAACCACTATTAATTTTAAATGGAACACCCGCATTATGTCTTGCATAGTCAAGTTTTTCTAAAAACTTTATATCCATTTTAGAACCTGAACCTGGTTCATCAGGACTATCAAACTCTTTTAAAGTAAAATATTTAAGTTGCAATTTATTAGAGCGTATTGACTGTATAAATTCTTGTGCCATTGTCAAGAACTTGTACAAGTTTTTTAGAAACATTTTTTTCTTCTTTTTCTTTTTTTTGATATTTAGGGTTTTTGCTATTTAGCTTTCTTTTTTTCATATAATATAAATTTATAGATTGTAAATGATATTGCTAATGTTAGTGAAATAAATGTAAGTATTTCATTTGCTTCTACTAATGATATACCTATTGCAGAACCATTAGCGAGTGCTACTTGCGCTGTGTCTTGTACTTCTTTCATTTGTATTATTATTTTTACCTTTCAAAAAAGTTTTTAATTTAATTTTATTTGTTTCTTTTACTTTATATCTTCTTTTCATTAGTAGCTAATATCAGGTGTTAAAAAATCTCTAAGTGTTAATTTTGAACCTTTCTGCATTGGTCTATCTAGATTCATTCCTTGATAGCTAAAACCATTTTTATCAGGTGATACATCTGCACCACTATTAGTTGAATATTCAGGGAATAAGCTAACATTGTTTTTTATATAATCTATCATTCTTTCTATAAAATATTCACCTGTATTTTGCACCTCACTACGTAGATGTTGTGCTTCTTCTGTTGTTAATGCTGTTCCTGTTTCTGAACTTTTACTAAATATATTACCATTTTCTACTTTAAATCTTAAAAAAGGTATTGCATGATATAAAGCCATATTAGGCAAAAAATCACCAATATATTCATCTACTAATTTCTTATAGTTTTCATTACCTACATTACCTATTGTACCGCCTGAAATAAGCGTTTCTAATTTTTCATAAAGTTCTGTACCTAACTTTGTTTCTACATAAAGCCTTTGTGCTTGTAAAACAAAAGGTAATAATAAATCAACATCAACATTTAAATTGATTGCTGTACTATCTTTTAATTTCTGTTCTGATATAAATAATACGTATGCCATAATTATCTTGGTTCTAAAAATCCGTTATTTCTCATTCTTTTTGGTGGTCTTGCTACTAAATTGTCATTCTTTTCTGCTGTAAACCCTTCACTTCTTGCTTTTGTATATCCTATTATTTGACTATCACTAATCTTGTTTTTAGCGTTTCTTAATGATGTTTTGTATATCCTACGTAACCAAAAATGTTGACAGTTGCCACCGCCCTTGTACAACCAAATAGAATATTGCAAAGCACCACGAGGACCCCACCCTATATTTTTACCTTGTCTTTTAGAATAATAATAATCGTTTACAGTCATTTTTTCCATTCTTATTATATCTTCTTTACGATATATCTTATTAGCTGCTATCATTTTTTTACAAAAATTTCTTTTTTGACCTGTTTTGTTTACTAAAAAATCATCTTCTGTATATATGTATCTAACTTTGTAATAATCATTAAATGACTTATTAACTCCATCTTGTTCACTTCTTGCATTAGGTCTTGCAGTTCCTGTTGATGCTAATTCTATTTTTTCGTTAACATGGTCATTCATGGTTTTTTCAAAATCAAAATCTTGGTGTTCACCATCAACAATTTCTTCATCAATCACTTCCCATTCTTCAGGAATTTCTTCACCATATTCTTTTATAAATTTGTCAAGTTCTGTTAATTCAGATAATTCTTTTTTAGCATTTACAGGTACACAATTAGGTACTTCACGCCCATCTTTTATTTTTGTACCTATTGCTTCATATCCTGGTTGACATGGGTTAGGTGTTATAAATTCTTCTTTGCAATTACATTTACTTAAACTTTCTTTTATTTGGTCATGTGATTCGCAAGGCATAAAATATTCTTTACCATCTTGTGTATGTGTATGTGAACCACTACAACCTATTTTTTTTGCTTCTGCTTCAGCTTCTTCTTTTGTTTCAAATAATGGTAATTCTACACCATCAGTTACCATTGTGCCTACTTTTGCAAAATCTTCTCTAATTTCTACATTTTCATTTAATGGTGGTAATCCTAATTCTTCTCTTATTTCATCTTGTTCCATTACTGCTTTTAAATCTTCACTTGTAAATTCTAATGTGATAGGTTTTAGCTGTACAAAGCTAATAGGCATATCCATGTTGTTTACTCTAAATAACTTTCTTAAAACCTTAACTATATGGTCTTGGAATGGTTTTACAACTGTATTTAAATAATAATTAGCAGCACTATTTAATTCATCTACATTAGAACCTAGTCCTGTATCATTTTTAATACCCATAAGCATTGGACTTGTTACTCTATGGGCTGTAAGTATATTTTGCACTAAAAGTTCTTGTAAAGCCAAATATTGCTTGTCTAAATCACTTGTTTGTATTGGTGTTATTTGTGGTGTTCTTGTATTATCATCAGAAAACGTAACAATCACTTTTCCTGCATTTTCACTACCTTGAAATTTAGCTGACAATCTACGTTCTATTTCTAGTCTTTCTTCTTGCGTTGGAACACCATTTGCAAAGTTAAAAGCATAAGAACCTGAAAATCCTGAATTAATATTATTTAAATGAAATTCTGCAACCTTTTGATCTATTAAACTCCAATTATTACCTGCAAGATAATCAGGCGTAAAATAAGCATTCATATTAGGGCTGTAAAGACCTGTATATAATATTTGATTAGGTGATGTTCTATCATTTATATTAAATGCAGGAACACGATATGGTTTGTTTTGTCTAGTATTTGACCAATCAGCACTTACATAATATCCATTTACCTTACCCATAGCATCAGCCCTTTCTACTCTGATTTTTTCCATTGGTATGTGATAGATTTCTGCAATTTGTGTTCTATCCCTTGACCATATAATGTTCAAAGCAAAGCCACCTTGTAGTTTAAAATCAAAAGCACATTTTTTTATAACTTCATGCAAAGATTCATTACTATTAGCACTAGCCATAAATTGCTTTAACTTAACTAAAGCATCTAAATTTCTATCATTTTCATTATCAATTACAATATCTTCAGCAGATATTAGTTCAGCAGTTGCATTTATAATAGCTGCATTTGTAGAACTGTTGTAATATAAATCTATAAGAAATTGTGGGTATAAGTTTTTCCAATTATCAGTTCCATATTCAATATAATCTTTACCACGCACTTCTTGAACTATTGGTGCTGTTTCTGTTCCTAAATTTATGCTAATAATATTGTCTTTCATAATTAATCTTGTTCAGCCCATTGAGAGCTATTTAATATATTCATAATCTCACTATAATTGTAAGTTTCTTTACCTTCTAAAAAGCTAGGTGTTTCACCATCAAATTTAAGTAATGCTTGACTTTTATCCAAAGAATAACGTAATGTGTTTTCTGATGTTTCTAATACTTCATCAAAATTTACATTTGCTACTTCTTGTGATGTTATAATTACATATTTCATTTTAGTTTGCTTTATATGGAACATCTGTTGTCCATGTTGGATTGTTTACTAATGTACCATTAAAACCTTTTCCAGAACTATCTATTGCAGTTTCTCCTGAACCACTATCAAAACGCCAATATCCTATTAAACCTGCTGAACCTGTTAAATTTAATGGCTCATGATTAGATGCAATTAATTCTGTTATAGGTACAACCCTTGTAAATATAGCAACATCTGCAAGTGTAGCATTTATAAAGTTTGCACCTGCTGTATTATTACCAATACTTGTTGAAGCAATACCACCTGAATAAGTACCTAAACCTGTTGTAGTTGCTTTTAATGTACCATCTAAATATATTTTAAGTTGGTCTGCTGTTGTATCCCATGTTGCTGCTATATGATGCCATTTACCATCATTTTCAATAGCATCTGTAATAACTGCTGTTTTATTAGTGCCACCACCTTTATATGCTACTCTAATTTGATTGCTACTTGCATGGTAAATCATTATAATATGGTTGTTAGAATCTGTTAAAGCTCGTATATACGTTCCTGTTGCGCTCATAGTACCCGTCTTAGCCCAAAAGCTAAAAGTACCCGCAGACGTGCTTATATCGCTTGAAACAGGGTTTATATTAACGCTTTCATCAGTGCCATCAAAATTTAAAGCATAAATGTTTTGTTTTGCTTCACCATAACTTACTAAACTATTTGCTAATTTAAGTGCTAACATCTTATTCAGTATAACCTATTGCAACACCACTAGAAATTGTTATAGCAGTTATATTCATAAATAAGGTAGTTCCTGCAGGTATTGTAGTTTGTAGTGCGCTTTCACCTGTTGCATTAGCTACTGTAATTGCTGTTATTACTGATGTTACAGGGAATGATACTGCATAAAAATCTTTACCTGTTACTGCACCTTCAAATATTTCTATTGAATTTTTACCTAATTGTTCTGTTAATAGTTGTTGTACGTTTTCTATTGCCATTTTTTATTTTTTTATTGTCCGTAATATATATAATTTGAACCATCAGGTTCTTGTCTTTGTGTATATTGTACTTGTGCAGTTCCATCTTTATCCGCCATATAAAGTTTTCCTATTGCTACTAAACCTTGAACAACACCATGTGTAGGTCCAACAGGTAAAACATCATTTTCATTTATTGGTGCATTACCTGCACTTATTGCTACTGCACCTGACCAACTAACCTCGTAAACTTGATATTTGTAATACCCAGCAGGTATTAGCTTTGTTGCACCTGTATATACATCAGGCGTTGCATTGTAAGTAAATGATAATTTAGTATATCTATCATATACTTCATGTATAGTAGAATAAGCATATTGCACAGATTTATCCATGTCATTTGTAAACTTAACTAAATGCCTAATTTTATCAGAACTTACAGAATTGTCTATCCTTGTATCTTCTGTTGTTATATAAGCATCAAATGGTAATTCTGTAACTGCTTGTATCATAATTAAAGTCTTACTATATAATAGAAAAAGGTCTAATTTATTGTACTATATAAGAAAAAAGGGGCACAATGCCCCCTTAATCAAGAAAATATATGAAAATACTAATTAGTAAAAAGTATCTTATGAAACAGTTGGGAATGTACCCGCCTTGTTTGTAAATCCTGCATTGTCAAAAGGTTCTGTTGTAAAATCTTCTAAAAATGCCATTGGAACAGCTTCTAAACCATCGAATGTCAATGTATAACCGTTTCTATCCCCAAATGCAACACCACTATCAGCAGTACCTGCATTTAAACTCATTCCATTAGCCATACCCATTGCAACTAATACATCATGACCATTTGCAAGTGTAGCGTTTAGTTGTGCAAATATTCTAACTTGCGTTTGTCCTAATAGCTTAATTTCTTCTTGGTCTTGTTGTGTTAATCTGTTTAAAACAATGTTTACTGTTGGTGTATAAAATATAGTTCCATTTTCTACTGAACCTGTTATTGTATCTGTTATTGAAGATGAACCTCTTGGTAGTGCGTATCTATAAATAGTGTTACCACCAAAATCTATTGTATCAATTGTTGATTTGTCAACTGCATCATAAGCAAAACTAGTAATTTCATCAAATACTGAAAAGTAGATAAATTTGACTCCACCTGATACTCTATTACAGTCTAAACCTCTACCTTTTGTTAAATTTGTACATGCCATATTAAATAGTTTTTAAAGTTAAAAACAGGGGGTTTTTACGCCCCCTATTTTGTATTATTATGATTGTCTTACAATATCCGCACCAACTCCTGTTTGTACACCCATTGAATATTTTGCAACTACTCTAATATTATCTGAACCATCAAGGTTAGCCATATCAAGTAAAGTTATTCTAGTTGTATCAGAAAGTAAATCAGTTCCTGCAAACATATTGCTTCTTGTTGCAGCTACTAATTGATTGTCTACCATTCCTGGACATACTGCAATTTTGTAACCTTCAAATACAGGCTCATAATCACCATTCATGTTGTAAGCATTTACATATCCTAATGTAGAAACTGCTGAAACATAGAATGCGTAAGTTTTTGCATTCATGTAAATATATAAATCTTCTTTTCTTAATATAGGTGATATATTAGCAGCCATATCTGCTGTTAATGTTTGTAAGTTTGCTATAATGTTAGCAGCAGTATAAGCACCTGAAGCAGTTGATTGTATTACAGTTGCATCAACACCTGGTAATAAAAATCCTGTTCCTGTTCCTAAGAATCCTGCGAACTCACCATTGTTTGCAGCAACTCCTGACCAAATAGAACTTTCAGCTGCATCTGCAATTAGTTCACCCATGTATGAAATCACATAATCTTCAAAAGATGGTGGTGGTGGTGAACCTGCACCTGCTCTCATCTCTAGCGCTTCCCAGCTGCTGAGCAAAGTTTGAGAACATAGTTGCAAATTAATTTGTAAATTCTTTGGTTCTAACACTTTTTCAGTTAGTGCAAGTGTTCCATGATCTGAAAAATTACAATCACCATTACGAACTACATCAGTTGCGTTCATGCGTTGTATATTAGATTTAAATTTAACATTTTCAATCAATGTTAAAAAATCTAAACTTTTTGTTTCTTTTAGTGCAGCTGATATATAAAAACCTGCAGCTTTACCACTAAAATTACTTGTTACATTAAATGCCATAATTATTTATTTTTAGTTATTAATATTTATTTAAATTGTATAAAAACCTCTCTTGTTTAGTAAGTTTGTTATATTGTTTTTTTGTTAATGTTGGTCTATCTGTACTAAACTTATTAGTATTAACAGGTGCTTCAGCAGGTTTTGCAGAAAGTTCTGCTTTTAACTTTTCGTTTTCTGCTTTTAGTTCATCAATACTAAATTCTACAACCTCAGTTGTTTTAGTTGTTACAGTTTTAGGTGAATCTGTTCTAGTGTTCATATCTTCTACTGTTTCTTCACTCATCTCTTCAACATCACCTGTTTCACCCATCATTTTTTTCATATCTGCAATTGCATCTTCTAAATTGTCAACTTTATCTTTTAATTCTTCATAAGACTTAGCCCAATCTGCTTTTTCTGCAGGTGTTTCAGGGAATTCTTCTTCATAATTATCTTTTTCTTTATCCTCTAGTTCTTCTGACATTTGTTCTTTTTCTTCTTTCATATCATCAGCAGTATCTTCTTCTTCTGTTTCTGATTCCATAACTTCTGATACAATACCTTCTTCAACTCTAAATGAA